ACTCCATATTGATATGCTTAGTAAGCACTTCAGCAATACTCTCACCCCGATGCAGGGCTAAAGCAGCCTCAAGTTATTCTTTAGGCCTATCTTAAAATCCTCGGCCCATCATGCACACATCGATCCTTTTCTCAGATGTGTTGTACCCTAATTTCTTTAAGATCCGTAAATACGATCCGTGCTAATGGGCATTAAAACGCTGAAGTTACTTTAGTAACGTATCTGCCCTCCATTTAACTTTCTACCCTAATAGTTATTTCTTTAGGATATACCACTGTTCCATCAGATGCTATTTATCATTATAAAGCATTTCTATTACCTCAATTTTCTCTTTAGTCCACCACATCATAAATTCTGAGGTTCTCTGATCGGTGGTTAATTCAAAAAGTTAATCTTGTTCACGAAAGAAGATTCTACTTTTCTTATCCTTTTCTAGTAAGCCGACAGCATTCCTATATGCATCCTCGGCTGTGTGTATTCCCTTCTTTTTCATTAAAAAAAGGTCATAGTAGTAAAACATCAATCTATTTCTAACATGAGAATTATGAAAATTTTCAATTAGATGTGAATCAAGGGTTTACTCATATCCTGCAAGAGTCTCTATTTATCTCTCAGGATTCATAATCCTCTATAAGACCTCAAAGGTAGGTCTAATCATACTCCCGTCCGACTTAAAATAGAATGAGAGAAAGGGGATTCTTCCCTTAAACCTATAGGACCATCTATGCGTATTACCACCAGCTGGACCCACTGGTTCATCAATTGACTTGAAGAGGGAGTCATCTGGTATACCCACCCTTTTCGAAATTGTTCTACATACATCAATGTATGGAGAAGACAAATCCCGCTTTAAACCAATGAAGGTTGATTAACAGCAACCTACATTAAGTGTACGACATACACTTGACTTATCTTCCTGAATAATAAGATTGAATCTTTCTTTTGAGTAATCTGAAAGCTCAGATAGGATTCGATTGTCTGTCCACTCACATTATTGACGCATAACCAAACCTAATACAAGGTTATCGCCAACACAGAATGGAGCACCCTACGAAGCAACCTATCTCTCTTTCAACATATCTACTAAAAGAAGTCCAACCACACCAGAAATTATTGTGTCAATGTGTATCGTTAAACATGACCCGGAAGGAACACCTCCTTCCTTCTCAAAAATCCTTCCATTCGGAAGAACAATTTTAGTATATATGAAGTTCTATCTTATATAATCCAAATGCCTCTTAAACATCGGAGTCATTTAAAATAGTTCTTCCATCATATCAAAAGCATAATTTATCAATTATCGTTAAACAGATTAATCAAACTTCTTAAAATCTATCTCAACCCACAAAGTGTAGACTGAAAATTCCTTATGTAATGATTTTGATTCTGCATATTTATTATACATAATTTTCAAAACCTTCTTTCCTTCAGGTTGACGTAAAACCTAGTTCATCCCAACCTAAAATGGAGATCCAATGATTTACTCATGCATATCATAAACCCAGATTCCTCTCCCCAGAGGCATTCCATGTTCCTTATCAAAAACCTATTTCACTGTAGTCAATTTCGGTCTTCCTGCCAACGAACAGAAGCAGTCCACTTCCTTAAAGTTAAGGAAATCACACAAGAGCTATATAGCATACGGAAAAGCCTGAGCCTTATTCTTTAAACCGTATCTTGTATAACTCGGACCGGGATTTGCATCCCAGTTAAACCTCATCTCCCTTATACTCATCCAGATGTTCGGAAGAGCTCGTTATTCATCTCCGAAAAGTCTTAGTTTCATATCCCTCACCGGGGGGAGGGAACAGACCTTTCCGTAATCTCTATCATATAGCTTTAAATATTTAAGCTAATCTTAAGAAGATCCGCCGACCCTAATACTGTCTAACAGTTTTATAGCGTTTAGCCATTCACTCCCCTTCATATTAACGAGAGTGCTCATAAAGAACCAGTTTATTGGCTGGTCTTCTCTATTAAACCTCTGAGAGCTGTACTTCTTCATCTCTGAAGGGTAAGTAACAATGTCCCCAGTAAAAGTTGTTGCTATCACTCCTTGAGATCTTCTGAGAGAGAGGAGATATAGCAATTCTTCCTTGATAACCTGCTTTCTTACTGGTTACCATTCATCTTGGGAATCTCTAACGAGCCCTTCTACTACTTCCGGCAACCCCTAGGAAGCCTTCTTCCCCTAGTACATCGCCCACCGTGACAGCCGATTAACCTTTTCCCATAGAATCCCGCTCCTCATCAGAATCTCTCGATTCAGGGACCCTCGGTCTCTGCAGTAGACTAACTAACTTGAGACCTACGGCGCTTCTACTGCGACCCTAGTCCTTTTGTTCCTCCCTAGTCTCCACTGGACGCTTTTCAAGGCGGTACAAACCCTCTCGAGCCTCATGGTCTTCAAGAGATTCGAAAGATAGAGACTAGCTCTTCTTTCCTTCTCCAAGAATGGTGGATAGCTTCTAACCTATATACGCCACCATTGAGTCTCCATTAGAAATGATTGGCTTGATCTTTTCCTAGAGTTCCTACTGAGCAGCGTCTCGAAAATCAGTTCCAACAAGACGTTACATTTTATCGATAACGTCTTCCAGAGGGAGATTCTACTCCCTTGCTATTTCGCGGCATTCACGAACCTGTTCAGGATCCAGAGCGGGAAGAATTTTTCTATCATACTTCCTGAAAACTTCCTTCTCAATCTTCACCTCCTGTTCGAAGATTTCCTTCTCTTTCTGGAGGAGACGCTACATATGCTTCAATTGAGCAAATGCCTTGTCGAACTCCTACATCCTCCTTTTCACTATTCGAGAATGCTCATTCCTTAAAGGCTCAACTATATCAGTGAGCTTTTCACCCTTTCTATCAAGAAGTTCCTGATAACTAGCCTCCTTAAAGATATCCAGTAGAGAGTCCTCCTCACAAAGTTTCGAGAATGCTAACTAAGCCCCAGAAACACCATCTGTTTTCATATCTGAGGAAATTCCGCATATATGGAAAACAAGACTCTAAAGCTCATCAATGCTTCCAGAAAAAGAGAGCAATGCAGAGATTACTGACTTTATCCTTTTCTTTGAGTGAGCTCTACTCCAAATAGCATAAGCGCAGGCAAAGGCGATCCAGGACTAGCACTCCTCCCATAGTTCCTTAACGAAACTTTCGGCGCTATCGACCTTTTTGAAAAAAGACTCAAATTCGAAGTCCTCTTACTTCCATTCGGAAGGGCATTTAACTTTAAATGTATCCTTCTTCTTCTTCAGATCAACAGTCTTTTAAAGTTGACTCTTAACCTTATCCTTCCTTGTCTCCATCTTTGATTACTTATAACCAGGTTTGATGACATGTTCCCTAAGTTGTTCCAGTTTAAAGCATGGAACTGTTCCCTAATCGTATTAAGTATCAAAATACTTGCTACTTAAACCCAAACGGAAGAGATGATTCTTATTCCAGTAATAGAACAGTTCATTTCCGTCACTCGATATGAGAATGAGACAGTACTCTTTCCCTCCGATACATTAAAAAGCTGGCGCAGCTTTAATTCCATCAAGGTGCCTGACGCACACAAATCCAGCGGGGCATGGTTATTACTCCTCTAAACGCAGTACAGAACTGCAGGTGAAAACCATGTTATCCTAAAGACCAGTCCCTTCCCCGAAGAGACTGAGCAAAGCGCTTCTATCAATATAGCCGAGTGGAAAAGTCTTCTTCCAATCGGCAAGTCGCACGTAAGGTTTGGGAAAACCAACCCTTTCGCGG